GCTATCTGCTGAAGTCCGGCACCATCCTTGAGGGTGTGCAGCAGGATCTCCGCATTGAGGCTGATCGCAACATCCTCTCCAAGCAGGATGTGCTGTCCGTTGACTACCACGGTGCTTATCACATCATGGGAACCAAGTGGACCTCCTCTGACGACAACCCCACCAACGCAAACCTGCGTACCGGTAGCAACTGGGAAGCTACCTATGACATCGACCTCATCCCTGCGGTTGAGATCTTCGTCAACTCTCCTCTGGATAACGCCACCACCTGATCCTGACGAGACAAACGGCCCTACCATTAGGTGGGGCCTTCTTCTTTTTGGCATGGCGTACAGCAGTCCCAAAAAACTGACCACACGGCAAAAAGCCGCGATGGAACGTCATGCAGAGCATCACACCAAAAAGCACATGGCCGAGATGCGCCGGTTGATGAAGGCTGGTAAGACCTTCACTGAAGCGCATAAAATGGCAATGAAAAAGGTAGGCAGGTAAGTCGTGGCAGCAACCATCAACGCTACCTTGAAGAGTGCAACGGCCAACAGCTATGTAACGCTGGCAGAAGCCGACGCATATTTTGAAACCGTTCCAAGCAGCACGCAGTGGGACAACAAGCAGGACGACAAGAAAAATCGTGCGTTGATCTCAGCTACACGCTGGATCGATACGTTGAATTTTTACGGTGATCGTTGCGATGCAGATCAGGCGCTGAGTTGGCCGCGCAACAATTATCACGTTGATCGCGTTGAGCTTGCCTGCTCCGCAATCCCAAACGACATCAAATACGCAACGTATGAGCTAGCCAATGCACTAGCTAACGATACGGACGCGATCACTGGAACGACTGGCGACACGGGATTGTATGAGTCAGTCAAGCTTGGGGAGATGGAGGTCAAGTACAACACTTCGAGCCAAGCTACGGGAACAGTTAACAACGTTTTTGATGTCTATCCTTGGCTTCAGTCCTATTTAGGTGCTTACTGCCTTGGCGGTAGCGGCAGTTATCAAGTCCGTGTTGTGAGGGGTTGAGATGGCTGGAGCGCTCGACAGTCTTTTCAAGAACGTTGCCAAGCAGGTCGTTGCTGATCTGGGCAAGTCGTTTGATCACACGATCACTTACATCCGCAAGGCATCTCCGACGTACAACACCAGCACTGGAGCGCTGACAACGACTGATACGACTTACTCCTTTGACGTTCCAGTCGAGTTTGTTGACGCTGAAGAGGAGGAAGGGCGAGAGGAGCGTAAGGCTCGCTTGTATGTCACTCCTGATCAGATTGGAGACAATCAACCTACGTTTGAAGACACAGTGACATTGAAGTATGCGGGATCAAATCGCGTTGCTCAGATTACTGACATTCGGACGTTCAAGGGTGATCAGGAGTATCTGTATCAGCTGCTGGTGAGGTTTTAATGGCTAGGCAAAAGCCTGTTTCTGAGGCAATTCCTGACCTAGAGGTTCATTTAAACGAAAGCTTTAATAGGTTAGTCGCGACAATAATGAGAAGGCTGGCAACCAAAAAACGCAGTCCTGTTTATACCGGATTTTTTGCATCAAGCTGGAAAGCGCACACTTCTCCAATCGTGGGTCAAGATAGAGTTGAAGAATTTGCCCCATGGTCTGGGATTAGAGAGCGTAAAAGAAAAGATCCTAAAAACAAAGAATACAAAATTGATCCAAGATTTTATCCACCGAACAAGGCTTACAGCTATAAGCGGCGAGTCTATATTGGAAACACTGTTGAATACTCTATTTACGCACTGGAAAGTGGCAAGGTACAACAGTTTGTGCAAGGACCGGAAATGCGCAGATTGATTAGCGAGGCGTTTGAAGAGCGAAGAGCCAAGATTTCTGTTGGAGCCCGCCAAGGGATTGGCACGTTTGGCACGCAAGCTGGCAGGATTTACACTGGTTATACCGAGCTGTAGTCATGACCTTAGTCAACGCCAGAGCAGCTTTTGAAAAGGCCGTTACCGACGCCGTGGCAGCCGCTGACAACACGGTGCTGATGGTCTACGACAACATGGCCTTCACAACACCGGGTAAAACCAAGAAATACATTTTAATGACGATTGATTTTGGGCAGTCCACGCTTCAAAATCAAGGCGCGGCCCAGGATTATTACGCCGGGACGATTCAGTGCAATGTCTATGTGCCTAAATCCGCTGGTACGGCAGTGCTTTCAGCAATTAGCGAATCAGTTATTGACGGTCTGACTTCAGTCAATGCCAGCGGATACACCGATACGTTTAGTAGTAAGCCCAGAGTGCTAGACATTGTTGGACCCACACCGTTAAACATTGAAGACAGGTCGCACTTTGTTGGAGTGATTTCTTGCCAATTTACGGCAACAGCGTAGTATTGTATTTAAAGCACATTAGTCGTTCATGCGAGCTGCAGAGCTTCTCCGCAACAATTTTGGCGTCAGCCAGCTGTATAAACATGTTGTTGAAAACGATGGTGAGGCAGTTTTGGAGGTGTACTGGCATCCTTTGACCATTGCTGAGCGGGAGTCAATCCAGAAAAAAGCGGGCACCGACGATTCAGGCGATTTTGCGCTGAGCCTCATGATTGAAAAAGCTCTGGATGCGGACGGAAAGCGCTTATTTCAAGATGGAGAAAAAGCTGTGCTTAAAAATGCCGTAGAAGCTGCTGTTTTGCAGGACATTCAGATGGCCATGCTGATTTCTGGCACCGAAAACAAGGTGGAGGAAGCGAAGGCAAGCCTAAAAAGCTGATTCCGACTGGTTTTTTCTATACGCCCTAGCCAAAGAGCTAGGGATGACAGTCAGGCAGCTTTCAGAGAACCTGACGGCAGAAGAGCTTGTTGGCTGGGCAGCGTTTTACGAAATAAAGGCTGAGGAGGAGGAAAAGGTGATGGATCGTGCGCGTACAGGCAAGGGGGCCAGAACGATGTCAGCGCGATAGACTAAGCAAAGTAGTTAGTGCGCCCCGGTCATGCCCGATTACGGCATTAATATAGGCGTAAATTTTAAAGGCGAGCAACGACTAAACCAGG